ATAAGCACATCATCAAATATGATGAGGGATCATCACAGGGAAATATCTACAAGGTCTATCCAGTTTATGATTGGAACACCAAAGATATATGGACTGCACCGCGAAAGTTTGGTTGGGACTATAATCACGCTTATGATCGTATGGATAAGGGCGGTATAAGCCCTAATGCTCAGCGTTGTGCGCCTCCGTATGGTGAGGAGCCTATGCGTGGCTTGCATCAGTTCAGGGAGCTTTGGCCGGATATATGGGATAAAATGCAGACCAGAGTAGCGGGTGCTGCAACAGCCGCCAGATACTCTACTACAGTTCTTTATTCTTATGGCAAGACCCCTGCCAAGCCAGAAAATATGTCGTGGCATGATTTTATAAAGTTTTGGGTTGATAAGCATCCAGAGCCATACAAGACCCAAGTAGCTGAGAGAATACGGGGGTTCATACAGAATCACTACGGCAAGACTAATGAGCCATTGATGGATAAAATTGCTCACCCACGCACAGGCGTATCATGGGATTTTCTTTTAAAGATAGCTGTGAGGGGTGATTTCAAAGGCAGGAAACAGCCAACCATACAAGGCGGTACTGAGGAAGCCCTCAAGCAAAAAAGGAAATATGATGAAGCAAGGTTCAGAAGCCCAACCCATAAATAGTGTTCAATGGGTCAATAGAGATACCCTTCACGCCAACTCATACAATCCTAACAAGGTTGCTCCTGTTGAGCTTGAATTACTGGTACAGTCAATCCTGACTTGCGGGTGGACTCAGCCTGTGGTTATCAGATCAAACAATGAAATCGTAGATGGGTTTCATAGGTGGTTGGTTTCTGGTGATGATCGGGTAGCTGAATATACAGGTGGCATGGTTCCTGTTGTGATGTTGCCTGATGATATGGGTATGGCTGAACAGGTTTCAGCAACTATTACCCATAACAGGGCCAGAGGTAGCCATTTTGTTATGAGCATGGCTGATATTGTTAGAAGCCTGAAGGATGAGCAGGGCGTTGATGATAAATGGATTCAACAGCATCTAGGCATGGAGCCGGATGAAATAGAGCGTCTTTATGACAATGCAGGATCGCCTGATACGAAAGGCGACCCTGATGATGAGTTTGAAGATGGATGGGTTCCTGACTTTAGCAGAATGGAGGGCGGTTAAGCCCTATACCTTTTGGGTATGTGTCCATCATTACTGTCGTATTCATTAGTAAATTCCAAGGCTTGTTGTAGATACTTTAAATCCACACCAAAATCCTCATACCCACGAGCAATACCATCTAGGTACATCTTTGGCGGCATAGCCAACCCATCACGGTTCATGGTGTAGGCCATATAGACAATACCATCGCCGCCTTGCCAGTATTGCTTGCCATAAAGACTAGGGAAGCCTTCATATATATCAAGGCTGTCCTCACAAGCCTTTGTAATCTTCCACATTGCCACGGGGCATAGGAAGCCCGTTGCGGGTATAATGTCAGCAACGCCGCGAAACACCAGCCGCCATTCAGGCAAAAGCATCGCTCCTAAAGGTTTTGCGTCAGGGCATCTTTGAGCCATCTGACCTTTGTCCATGTTTGATCCATATGCCATGTAAATGATATCCATTAGTTCATCTCCCATTTGGTGAGCAGTTTGTTGTCCAACAGTGACTGCACAAAAGTATCTGGTGTCGTGGGGTCAAGTTGTGCATCGCAATATAATCTGGTCCAAACGCACATCTGTTTCATAAAGTCGTTAGCATCCTTAGTTTCAATTATGGTGTCGTTCCTATAACGCTCAACTAAGGTGGCCGCATCTGATGCTACAAATGAACGGCCATCATAAGTTATCCAATAGTTCATTATGAATTCCTATCAGCGAGTTCCTTTGCCCGCTTTTTGAAAAAGATACGGGTGGAGGCACTAATGCCCCCAACCCGCACAAGTCCTCCAAGAAGGGTGTCGAGTACCTTGCTTGGAGACGGAGAAACTGAGAAGTTTTTGACAGCCTTGCCGTTATCTGCATCAGCAATCATTGCGCCAGTGAGTGCAATCCAATTCAAAACCTTGGCTTCATCAAATGTACCGGAGTGCTGGCGGATCTCTAATGTGCCAGTGCGGTGAAACTTGGCAAGGTTCAGCTTGCAATATCTGCTGTGGCTACCCTGTATCATTTCACGCAACTGACCGACTGAGCGACAGCGATCAATGCGATCAAACATATGGGCGACCAAGACCTCTGTTTCGGCTGTGTTGTCTGTGTATGTTGGCAAGGCATAAACAGACTTACAGTAATAAGCATTATCTGCGCGGCGTGACTTTGGCTGAGTGATATCAATGCCACGCTCAAACTTTGACCAACGCTTATAAAAATTACGGAAGTGCTTAATACGCCAATCAGATACACCCCAATGAATGTGAAAGCCACAAGACTTGTTGGCATCACCACCGTTTGCGCGAACAATCTGAAGTACCTTTTTTACTTCTAAGATGCCGGTTATGCCAGACAGTACAGGGGATACAACTTCAAAGCCGTGACTACCGCTGATTGATCCATCTGGCTTTACTTGCCACACGCGATAATTGGAGCCAGAGTAAGTGGATGACTGAGCGTTGATGCCAGCGGCCCGCAAGCGATCCACAAGGGTGTGTATTGGAATACCGAATCCCTCAAACTCAACACCGAATGTGCGTGATGTGGTGGGTGTAATGGTCATTTTGATCTCCGTGGTTATTAGGGGCTGCCCCCTCTCGACATGATTACAATCCCATATCTGTTTACTACTGTCAACACATTATCTGTCATTAATAATCAAAACATCATTTTTATTTAATTCTCATGCAGTGATAGTTGTTTGTGTTCGTTATTCTTCTGGTTCTATGGCATCCAGTGCCATAAATTTTATTCATTGTTTGTGTAAATGCTTTCCTGCCTCTGTCATTTGGTAAGATCATATAGTCACCTACTTCCATTTGCCTAAGTGTTTTAGACATATTCATCTCATTAGAAAATTTGTATTGCCTCTTCTGAGAAGGCAGATGGTCTTTAACAATCTTGCCGCAGGACTCAATCGTTTCAAAAACGCATTTGCAATCAAAGCAAAATTTTAATCTTGATATTTGTGGGCTGGGCCAGAGCGTAACTGCTTTATTATTGGTTCGCGTGTTGCGACCTCTACAATTTGGGCATGGTATCATGTTCATTCCATTGTCAGGGTTGATTTATCGTGATACTGTAAAATGCCCCGATATGGGGAGGGCATCAAGCTCTTATGAAACAAACTTGAGAAAAAGTGATAACGAACAGCTATGGCTACCAAGTTTACAGAAGCCCTGAAAAAGAAAATCAAAGCAGAATTTATTGAGGGCTATATAGATGATGATGGCGTAAGAAATTACCCATCTATTGAAGCATTAGCTAAACGCCACGACGTAAGCAGGGCCACAATATATAGACACTCAAACCCTAATAAAGAGGATTGGCAGAAAGCCAAGAATCAATACCAATCCAAAATGAGCAAAGAAGTAGAGGAAACTCGTTTGCGAGATTTGGTAGCGGAAAGCCAAGCCCTAGATAAAAACAGTCTGCAAATTGCACAGGCGTTACTTTCACGGGTTGGTCGTAAGCTGGCTAGGTCAATGGAAGATGAAAGAAACAATCCAGAATCCCAAGGACTAAGCCCAGCAGAATTGAGAGAATTATCTCACGTTACAGCTAATGCTCAAAAGATTGGTAAATTAGCTTTGGGTGAGGCACAGGAGATTTCAAAGGTATCAGCGGATGTTAGCGCACCAGAATCATACAACAATCTCATCAGACACTTGGAAGGACTTGCCAACCAAAAAGCAGCACTTGGCAAGCACACTATTCAGTGATTGGGCTGATGTAGCAAGGTATGAGCAGCTACCCTTAGCGGGTGATTGGAATATATGGCTGATTCTCGCTGGTCGCGGTTGGGGCAAGACCCGCACGGGTGCAATGGATGTTATTACATACGCCTTACACAACCCAGAGGTTCAGGTGGCAGTTGTTGTGCCTACCTTCGGAGACTTGCGGCGAGTGGCCTTCGGAGGGGTATCAGGAATACTTCAAAACATACCAAAGGAACTTTTGTTAGAAGGCAGGGGGCAGGGGTACAATGCTGCCAATCAAGAAATAAGATTGTACAACGGCTCTAAGATAATGGGCTTTTCTGCAACCGAACCAGACCGTTTGAGAGGGCCACAATTCCATAGGGCTTGGTGCGATGAGCTGGCGGCTTGGTTTTACCCAGAAACATTTGACCAGCTAATGTTTGGCTTGCGTCTAGGTCAAAACCCCAGATGCGTGATAACAACAACGCCAAAGCCTACGCCGCTGATAAAGAGTTTGCTAAAGCGCAAAAATGTTCTTGTTACAAGAGGTAGCACATTTGAGAACGCAGCCAATCTTGCGCCAGCAGCGTTGGAGCAGCTTAAAGAAAAGTACGGTGACACCAGATTAGGTAGGCAGGAGCTTTACGCTGAGGTTCTTGATGATACAGAAGGTGCGCTTTGGAGCTACTCAATGATTGATGAGGCTAGGGTACAGCCTCAAGATGTGCCGTATTTTGAGCGTGTCATTGTAGCAATTGATCCGGCGGTAACTAGCGGTCAGAACTCAGATGAGACTGGAATTGTGGTGTGCGGCAGGGCGTCAAATGGAAGATACTATGTCATTGCTGATGAATCTGGTAGGATGACACCAGATGGTTGGGGCCGCATGGCTGTTGACTGTTACTATAGGCACAATGCTGATAGAATAGTAGCGGAGACCAACAATGGTGGTGATTTAGTTGAAAGATTGATAAGAAATATTGATTCAGAAGTCCCTTATACTTCCGTTCACGCAGCGCGGGGTAAGTTAATAAGGGCAGAGCCGATAGCGGCCTTATATGAACAAAAAAAGGTTTCTCATGCAGGGGTCTTTTCTGAGCTTGAGGAACAGATGTGTTCATATTCCGTTGGGAGTAGGCAGTCGCCAGATAGACTTGATGCCTTAGTCTGGGCATTAACAGAACTAAGCCAGTCCAGTGGGAAGGCGTATTGGAGAATCAGTTAATGGCTAGCATCAGGGATAGAGTTAGGGCGTTTCTTAACACCCCACAAGAAACAAAAGAAGCACCGCAAGTCGTATTAAGCACGACAAACACTTACCACTACAGGCGCGACAACTACGAAACCTACGCCAGTGAGGGTTATCAACAGAACGCCATCGTTTATAGATGCGTGAATGAAATAGCTAATGGTGCTTCCGCTATACCGTTCAAAGCTTATCAAGGCGATACAGAGCTTGATGAGCACCCAATACTGACCCTGCTCAAAAGACCCAATCCACAACAGGCAGGGGTAGAGTATTTTCAGGGGCTATATTCATACTTGCTTCTTGGCGGCAATAGCTACGCAATCCGCAATGATGTAGCTGGCGCACCGAGAGAGTTGCATCTGTTGAGGCCGGACCGCATGAGGGTCAAGCCCAGCAAGACCGCAATGCCAGCGGGGTATGAATATGTAATATCAGGCAAGATCATCAACACTTATGATGTAGACCCCACAACAGGTGGATCAGAGGTCAAGCATCTTAAAATGTGGAACCCTCTTGATGATTATTACGGCTTGTCTCCAATTATGGCCGCAGCGGTAGATATTGATAATCATAATGAGATCAACAAACACAACATATCCCTGTTAAGGAACGGCGCACGGCCTACTGGTGCTATTGTATTCAAGCCATCTGATGACCGTGGAATGCCTGTGCAGCTAAGTGATGGGCAGCGACAGCAGCTTAATGATGATATGCGTTCACGGTTCCAAGGCAGCGATAATGCGGGCAGACCTTTGCTGCTTGAGGGGGATTTTGATTGGAAGGAAATGGGCCTGTCCCCAAGGGATATGGATTTCTTGCAACAGAAACACATAGCGGCAAAAGATATTGCGCTTTGCTTTGGTATCCCAAGTCAGCTTATCGGCATTCCAGATGCACAGACATACGCCAACGTACAAGAGGCACGTTTGGCTCTGTATGAAGAAACAATCATCCCACTGGCACAACGAGTAGAGTCTGACTTCAATGAGTGGTTGGCTCCAATGTACGGTGATGATATCCGTATAGCTTATGACTTTGAAGCAATACCAGCTATGACTGAGAGAAGACGCCGTATCTATGAGAACGTGGTGTCCGCTGTGCGAGAGGGTATCATATCACGCAATGAAGCGAGAGAGCGGCTTGGTATGGAGCCAATCACAGGGGGTGATGATGTCTTTATCGCGGCTAATCTTTTTCCCTTGGGATCAACAGAGGTCGCGCCAGCGGAGGGGACAGATGCGGAAGATGATGGAAAAAGTGCTTACGGTGATACGGAAATACTTGGAGAATCTTGGCAAAAATCCGATGCCGTGAAGCAAGAAACTGACAAGGATGTGTTTACAACCCAAGCAGAAGCAGAGGATAGGGCAGAGCAAATAGGCTGCGTTGGTTTCCACTCACATGAAACAGCAAATGGCTTGGTCTTTATGCCTTGTGAATCGCATGATGATTATGATCGTCTAACAAGTGAGGTTATCGGTGATGATGCAAAGGCAGAGAGTGATGTTGACACAACGCCTACTGACGCAATGGCGAAAGAGGCTGAACGCGGCCTTGCCATGCGAAAAGAATTTAACAGAGGAGGAACAGAGGTTGGTGTCGCAAGAGCAGTCCAACTTGTATCCAAAGAAAGACTGTCCCCCCGCACAGTAAGGCGTATGCACTCATTCTTTAGTCGTCATGAGGTTGATAAGAGGGCCACAGGCTTTAGGCAGGGAGAGGAAGGCTATCCAAGTGCCGGAAAAATAGCTTGGCTATTGTGGGGCGGCGATAGCGGCCAGACATGGGCAAGGAGAAAAGCCGCTCAGTTAGACAAGGAGCGTGATGGCAAACAAGAAATTTTTGCAGATATGCTATCGTCATCAATTGCTGATTGTGATTTAGATCAAAAAGCCAAAGTTAGTGAAGCTGTGAAAAAGGGTCTCGCCAACAAAGTCAAAGAGCATAACGACAAGCACGGAGACAAGAAGGGCAAGCGTGTAACCCAGCGTATGCTTGAGGCGGTGTTTCGCAGGGGTGTGGGGGCTTACAATACGAACCCTCAGTCTGTGAGGCCGAATGTAAGTAGCAGTGACCAGTGGGCGTATGCGAGGGTAAATTCATTTTTAAGAGCTGTACGCACAGGTAGGTTTAAAAGCGGCAAGTTTGACACAGACTTGTTACCTAAGGGCCATCCACTTAGAACGGGTGACTGATGCTTGCGGAAAAAGCAGCGCGACAGAGGGTATCTGTACGCAAAGAGTTTATAGAGCAAACAAGGCTGCGCCTTGGGTTTGAACGTAAGCTACGATTACAAATGCAAACTGTATTTGCTGAAGCGGGGCAGCAAGCAAGACAAGAGTATACGCAAGCAGGGCGTATTATAAAAACGGATCAAGAGGTGGCCAGTAAGGTAGCATCCGCACTCACAAGCCACTACAGGGCGGTCATTGATGCGTTTGGCCTTAGAGTATTGCGTCATCAAAAGGCTGATAGCCAGTTTGAGGCTTTAATACAGCAGTACATTAGTCAGTACGGTGCGGTTAGGGTTACTCAAATAAGCAACACAACCATGAATCAAATACGCAGCGTCATTAAGTCTGGTGAGGCTGATGGCCTTGGCGTGTCTGTTATTGGGAAAAACATATATGAAAGCCAGCGCGGGTCATTTAGCAAATTTAGAAGTGCGACCATAGCAAGAACTGAAACTCATTCAGCGGCCAGTTATGCTAACCATGAAGTAAATGCCGGTCTAAAAATACCTAATCAAAAAAAACGATGGGTTGCTACTGCTGACTTAAGATCACGTCCAACTCATGCGGCGGCTAACGGAACTGAGGTTGAGTTAGATGAGGACTTTGTAATAGGTGGTGTAGCTATGGGGTACACAGGAGACCCCAGAGGTGGGCCTCATAACACTATCAACTGTCGATGTGTAACTCTGTATGTGACTCCAGAAGATGATGTGTTTATTGATGATCAACCACCAGTGGCCGCAAAGCCTATTCAAAGTCCTTGGGGGAATGCCAGCGAGTTTGAAGAAAAGTTCCATAACATCGGTGATTGGCAAAAGTCAGGCACGATTAGGTCAGTGATAAGAAACACCGCCGCTCTTGCTGGCGTTATAATGAATGCCAAAAGAGCGTATTATTCAGCAAACAGAATAGCAATGCACGCTGATAAAGATTTGATTGATCTGCCTATAGGCGAGTCAACCATTTGGCGGCATGAGTATGGGCATCATATAGATTTTGCAATGGGTCGTCATCTAAGGGGAGGCCGCGCTATTTCTGAAGATGTGGTAGATGATGCTCTAAAAGATAGGAGAATGTATAGTAGGGCAAAACGCAAAGCCATAGATGAAAAAGCTGATAGTGACTTTATGGATTTTATGAAAGCCAATGGCATTGCAATTAACATGGAGTCCTATAACAGATTAAACTATCTGCCTCCTGATCGTAGGTTAAGAAGTATGGTTGAATCTGATAGGGATGGTTTTTCTCAATGGCTAAGAGAAACAACTATTGATGAAAGCATCATTAACGATACGCTGGTAGGAACACCGTTTACCTTAGATGATATTGTAAAAATGTTTGGTGATGGTAAAAATAAAAAAGGTCAGATCAGAAGCGGAGGTCCGAAGGGTCTGCTTAATATAGTAAATGATAATGAGACTCAAAAAGAGCGGTTTGTGTTTTTCTTGAATGATTTGAAGGCAAACAGAATCGGGTCAGATACAGAGCTTGGTTATGGCAATTGGTTAATAAATTATTCTCATGACCGTGAAGGGCTTATGTTTACGGATTTTCTTGAGGCCATGTCAAATGCAGTGGTTGGGCAGGGTCACGGCAAATCATACTTAAATAAGCGTAGAGCTATCAAGCGTGGTATAACTGAGGCTCACACAACCGAGATGATGGCTAACTATACAGCGTTGATGGGTGGTGATAGGGCAAAGACATGGCGCAAGTTCTTGCAATACACAGCCCCCAACTCATTAGCAAAAATGGATGAGTTGTTTGCGGAGATGGCAGATGCGGAGGCAATGACAGAATGAGCTTCAGGAATGCAACTATAATTGATGATCTAATTGAAGAGTATTTTGATGTGTTTGGCACGGAAGATATTCGGATATTCAATATGCCACTTGATGATCAGACCACCCGTGAATACGTCCGAATTGTCAAACAGGCTATAGAAGCAGAGACTCCACTAGACCGTGATAATCTAGTGGAGCGTTTGGGGCTTAATGTTCCGAGTGATGCTTTTGTTTAAGCGGTAACGCTATACTTAAAAGCCAGATCGTTTACCATTTTGTTCCACCTAACCAATCCCTTGCGAACTTTATCGGCATTCAGAAGGTGTGCGTGTTCCGCATCATGCCTAGCAATCATATCTGGCCCAGTACGAAGGTGGCGGGACAAAATCTCTTGACGCTCAGTTTGAGTTGCGTTTTCAATTGTTCTTTTAAAAGCTGCGAATTTCATCGTGGTCTCCGTGGTTTGTGTTAATAACTGCTTACCCTGTAAATATAGGGATGCTGTTTACCATTGTCAACAATAAAAACACTAAATAGACAAAAAAAATGCTGAACCACTATATGTTGTCATATTTTTCAGCAGAGTGTATGATGTAGTAATTTTAGGAGATGCTTATGCCGATCCCAAAGCCTAGTGGTGGTGAGAGCGAATCTGATTTTATGGAACGGTGCATGGACAGCGATACCATGCAAGCTGAGTATACCCAGCGTGACCAGAGGGTTGCTGTCTGTCTTAGCAGTTTCCGCGATGGCGGCAAAAAGGAGACTGATATGGATGAAGTGACCGAGTTCATTGAAGATGAATTTGAGGAGCTTAAAACAGAAACCCTAGATATTCGCGCAGAGCTAAAGGCTTATCGTGACGAGGATGATGAAGAAAAGGGTGTATTTTCAGGATACGGCTCAATCTTTGGAAACAAAGACCTTGGCGGCGATGTCATGGTTGAAGGGGCTTTCGCTAAATCCATAGCAAGCAAAGGCGCAAAGGGCGTGAAGTTGCTGTATCAGCACAAAGCGGATGAGCCAATCGGCGTATTTGATGAAATTATTGAAGATCGTAAGGGCTTGCGAGTCAAGGGTCGCCTAGCAATGGGAACCCAGAAAGGCCGTGAGGTTTATGAGCTTATGAAGATGGGGGCCATTGATGGCCTATCTATTGGTTATAGAGTTTCTCCAAAGGGTGCAATGTACGATGAGCGTGGCAAAAAGCGTATGCTCAAAGAGGTTGATCTTATGGAGATTAGTGCTGTCACCTTTCCAATGAACCAACGCGCAAGGGTTCAGGCGGTTAAGGGTGAGCAGCGCACGGTTCGTGAATGGGAAGAGGTTCTGCGGGATGCAGGGGAGCTTTCCAGAAGCGAGGCAAAAGTCGCGGCAAATGCCGTGTTTAAGGCTTTAGACCAGCGTGAGGTTGGCGATGAGCAAAAGGATGTCATTGATTCAATGACAAAACTCACCAAAATCCTAAGAGGAGACTGTGATGTCTGATGATGTCAAAAATGCAGTCGAAGGTATCGCCACAGCTTTTGAAGAGTTCAAAGCTACAAACGATGCTCGATTGACTGAAATTGAGAAGAAGGGTTCGTCTGACCCGCTGGTTGAAGAAAAGCTCAAGAATATTGAAGCTGATCTGGATCGGTATGAAGATATTAACCAGAAGCTGACACTTGCCCAGCAGCAGCAGAAGCAAGTGGAAGAAAAGATGAACGACTTTGAGGCGTTGCTTAAGCGTCCTGAAGCTGGTCTTACTACTGAGCAAGTGGACACTAAAACAGAAATGTTTGATAAGTGGCTGCGTAAAGGCAAAGAGAACATGGAGCCGCAAGAAGTTAAGGCTCTCACAGTTAGCGATGATACCGCTGCTGGTTTCTTGGCCCCACCAGAGTATGTTCGTGAATTGATCAAAACTCTTACTGAGATTTCATCAATGCGTTCAATTGCTCGTGTTCGTGCAACATCACAGAAGTCAGTTCAGATTCCATCTCGCACAGCAACTTTTGCGGCGCAGTGGGTAGCTGAATCAGGCACTCGTGCTGAGACAACTGGTTACACAACACAGCTTGAAGAAATCCCTACTCATGAAATGTATGCTTTGGTAGACATCTCTGAGCAAGAGCTTGAGGATTCAGTCTTTAATCTTGAGGCAGAAATGCAACAGGAATTTGCAGATCAGTTTGCGAAAGCAGAAGGTAATGCAATGATTGTTGGTGATGCTGTTGGCAAGCCTGAAGGCATCATCACAAACTCAAGCGTTGGCACAACCAATTCAGGAGCAAGCGCCGCCCTCACAGGTGACGGCCTCATTGACTTGGTTCATGCAGTTAAGTCGCCATACGGCACTAACGGAACATTTATCTTCAACCGTACCACTCTGGCGGCTATTCGTAGCCTCAAGGATACGGCTGGTCAGTATGTGTTCCAAGCTGGCATGATGCTAACTGCGGGTGTACCGAATACTATCTTGGGCTACCCTTACGTTGAAATGCCAGACATGGCTGACGTAGGTGCTGGCTCTAAGTCAGTAGCATTTGGTGATTTCTCACGCGGATACATGGTTGTTGACCGTGTTGCTCTTAGCGTTCTACGCGATCCATTTACACAGGCAACTAGCGGCAATGTCCGTTATGTAGCTCGCCGTCGTGTTGGTGGTCAGGTGGTACTGCCAGAAGCTCTGCGTATCCAAGTAACTTCAGCTTAAGGAGGGGTAAATGTACGACCTTTCAAACTCAATTAGCCCAGCCGTATCTATCATTTCGGCTGTCCGCACTGCGGCAGTCAATGGTGGTGGAGTTGATCTACAAGGCTATGAATCAGCAACCGTCCTTGTGGATGTTGGCGCAGAGGGCGACACGCTTTCAGGCTCAGTCTATTTTGAGGTTTCATTAGAGGAATCTGATGACAACTCAACATTCACTGATGTTGCACAAGCTGGCATCGTTGATGGAACTATCGCCGCTGGCGGTATTTTCCTGAAACTTGACGGTACAGCGGGAGGCAACCCAGACACTACTGGTGCTATCTTCCGCGTAGGTTATGTCGGTGGTAAGCGTTATATCCGTGTTGTTCTTGCTAAAACAGGTACACACTCAAACGGAACGCCTATCGGTGCTATGGTCATCAAAGGCCATGCGCGTCACACTGGCGACAATGCCTTTACGCCACACAACGCCTAAACAATATTGGGGGCAGAGGAAACTCTGCTCCCTAACCATTAAGAGGTGAACGTATGTCTGTTAAAATTTTGCAAAGTGTAAAAGCAATTTCTGATGAGCGTGGCGTTCAACCCTTAAAAACATATAAAGCTGGCGACACATTCCCTACGGATGAGCCGTGGCAGCGCGAAATCGCTGAGAGCCTCATAAGGGGCGGTTTAGCAGAAGATACTAAGGTTGTGGCCCCCACAGAGACAAAGGCCGTGGAGAGGGCTAGAAACGCTGATGGCACACTTATGGGGGATAACCCAAGCACCCCAGATGTCAATGAAGCATGGGAAGGTGGAGTTGCGCCAAGGAAGCGTGGTCGTCCTAAAAAAACATAATTAGGAGGCCATATGAGCCGCGATCTTAATGCTGACCTTATCACTCAGATTACATCCCCTGCGTACAGGCCATTTTTTGCAATTAAGGCTGTATTAGATAGCACCACTCTGTCTCTTTGGACAGGTATCGGTGATATTAGCATCTCTGGCACAACATATAGTGGTGTAGGCACTTTTTTAGATATCAGTGATATTGAGGAAACTGCTCAAATATCCGCTAAAGGTTTAGCCCTCACCTTGAGCGGTGTACCATCTGATCTTTTGTCCTTGGCTCTTACAGAGCAATATCAAGGCAGACTTCTTACACTACTATTTGGCGTAACTGATCTGCAAAGAGTGTTCCTGTTGCGGCAGAGCGGTGATTTCATATTGCTGCAAGATGGCGGCAAGGTGATTTTGAACACTGATGATGTCCCTGCTGAGTTGTTTAAGGGGTACATTGACCAAATGATCATTGATGAAGGCTCAGAAACATCAACAATATCTGTTGCTGTTGAAAGCAAGCTAATTGATTTAGAGCGTGGCAGAATTTTCCGTTATTCAAACCAAAGTCAAAAAGCCACATTCCCAAATGATAAGGGATTGGAATTTGTTGACAGTCTGCAAGACAAGAAATTCAATTGGGGCAGAGAATGAAAACCTCAACTTGGGATATGGACCTTACGCAGTTTATAGAATCCAAAAGGGATGAGCCTTTTGAGTGGCGTAAAAATGATTGCCTTACCTTTATTTGTGATGCTTACAAAGTGCAGACAGGCAGCGATGCCTTGCACAAAGAGGTTTATAAATATGATTGTGCCAAAACAGGGCTATCTGCCTACAAACGGTACATCAAGGCTGGCAAAAGCTATGAAAGCACCCTTAATCGCCTTTTAACGCCCTTTGAGGGGGTGTTGCCCCCTAGAGGCTCCATAGTAGCTAATAAGGACATTGATGGCGCTGGTGAGGTCTTGGGGGCGGCTTTGGGTATAGTCATATCAACACAGGCTGTTTACATAGGCCCAGACGGGCTTTTGTTTTTGAATGTTAAGCCGGATCAAAGGGCGTGGTTAGTATGAAAAAATTGCTCCTATCCACGACAGCCATTGTATCATTAGCGATATTTATGCCTGTGGCAGCGATGGCTGATCCCATAACTATGGC